CGCGTGATACATGCTCGCTCGTAGGGCCACGTGGCGGAGTGGTGACGCAGCGGACTGCAAATCCGCGCACCCCGGTTCGATTCCGGGCGTGGCCTCCAAATTCCCCAGCAAATACTGGCAATCCATAACGCGATGAAAGCGGAACGCGTAACGAACGCAGAACGCGCGGGCACAAAAACGGGCACACGAGATTGGTGATGGTTTTCGGTCTGTTCATGGCGCCACAACCTGTCCGCGGGCGCCCTTGGCGAGGGCCTTCTCCAGGTCGTCGACATATAAGAATGCGTAGTGCTTCTCCGTGACCTTGACGCTGGAGTGCCCCAGCCACTTGGAGACCTGGAGCAGGGTGAAGCCCTTGTCCTGGAGCAAGCGGCAGCCGCACGTGCGGCGCAGGTCGTGCCACTCGACATCCCGGAGGCCGGCGGCCGCGATGCCCTTCTGGAACTCACGGTAGGCCCACGTGTGCTCCACGCGCTCCGCCTTCTCACACCCTTCCTCCTCATCCCATCGCCAGCGCCAGAAGATGTAGTCGGAAGCGTTGGACAGCAGCCGGCGCTCGATGATCTCCCAGGCGCGGTCGGTCAGCGGCACGGTCCTCGCCTTGCCCGTCTTCGTCTCGCTCGCTCGGATCATGACCCGACGGCGCGCGCGGTCGATATCCGTCTTGCGCAGGCCCCACTGCTCCTCGGCGCGCAGCCCCACATCGATGGCGATGATGTAGGCATCGCGGATGGTGTCGGGCATGTGGAATAGGCCGCGCCGCTCCTCGTCGTGGGTAAGGTAGCGCTCGCGCCCGTCGTTCTCGACCATGACGCCCTTCTTGGCGCGCCCGCGCACGTAGGGAAGCACGGGATTGCGCGTGACCCACTCCCACTCCTCGCAGCTTGAGAAGATCGAGCTGAGGCAGGCGAGGTCGCGCTTGACCGTCACCACCGATACGCGCTGGCCTTCGCGGGTGCGCATCCTGCGGCGCTCGGTCTCAAATTTGGACAAGTCTTTGGAGGATACGTCGGCAAGCTTCATCTGGCCGAACGCGGGTATCAGCCAACGGAGGCTTGTCTTGTAGCGCCGGATCGCTTTGGGCTTCAGGTTGGGGAAGTGCTCGTCGATGAACCGCTCGACGGCCTCCACTACGGTAAACTCTAGTCCTTTTCCGTCTTTGGGGGCGTCAAGCTCTTTGACGCGTGCGGCGAGCCGGGTTTCAGCAACCGATTGATCTTTTGTTCTAAGCGGGAAACGGTAGGGCTTGCCGTCCCTTTGGACCTTGCCCCAAAGCCACCCGCCGCTACGTGGGTAGATCGACGCCATGACTGTTTCTCCCTTGGCTTGCGCTTGACCGCGCCACTCTTCCACCACTCCTCGAACCCCGCAGCCTCAAAGAACAGTCGCCCTCGATTGCCGCGTGGTTGGATGACCCATGGAATGCCGCTCCCGGCCAGCTCCTGGAAGAATCTGATGCTATAGCCGGTCCGCTCAGATAGCTCCCTGGCACTAAGATACTTCGGTCCTTGCTCGCTCATGTGCCCCCGCACGTGTTGCGAATGTTCAGTCTCCTGTTGACGCAACTCCCACCCGAGTTTCATCGCCGCCCATGTCGGCCTCTCCATCATTGATCGTTCGAGCCAGGGGCCGCCGCCTCCATCCCGCGCGCGTGCAGGCTGAATGAGAAGCGAGAGAGCCTGGTCGTCGTGTCGTCCAGCACCTTCTTGAAGTCCGCAAACTCGCTGCCCTCGGGAGGCTCGCCTATGATCGCGTCCCACTCCTCTAGGCGCGTGGCCAGGTCATCGACTCAGAAACGGATTTCGTCGCGGGTCCATGGCAGCTTGTCGGCGCTCCGCCTGACGCTTTCACGGTCCATTTCGTCACCTCTCTTCGTCATCGCCGTCTCCTCAGTGCTTCACCGCGGACTTATCGCCGCCAATTCATCTTTCGCGTGGGCCACCGCGAGCGCTTGGGCGCCACCTCGCCTTGCCCGGCCTTCGCCAGCAACCGATGCCGAAACTCCTCCTGCTTCGCTGACAAACTCTCGGTCTTTGCCCGCTGCGGGGCATCGATCTGCGCCGACTTTTGCCTGTGCTCCATGATCGGACGCGGCTCCAAGTTCCAATGCGCGTCGGGGCCACCATTGGCCTTCGTGAGCGGCCAGTGATCGAAGTGGAAGAGGCTCAGCACCTGGTCCTCGGTCATCTGCTTGGCGGACTCATGGTCGATGACCGGCACCATGGTGCCACTCTCGTCGGGGCGCAGCATGTTGCAGAGCGCGGCCGCCAGTCGCGGCTTGAGGGGGATATGGTCCCGGCGCTTGCCCATGGTTATGGGGTCGGCCATCTCCTTGGCCACCCGGCAAACCAGCGTGCCGTCCCTGTTCCAGATGGCCACCGGCAGCCACGGCCCGCCGCGCGCCTTGCGCATTTTGTAGAAGCCGACCTGTGGCGCGCCGTCGTGCAGCGGGACCGATTTGCCGGCAAGATTAGCCTGATAATGTTCGCTCATTTTTTGCTCCTCACGCTTGCTTCGTTGTCGGGGCGGACCCCTCACGAAGTCCGCCCCTCCCCCGCCGCCCGGCGCCACCGCGCTCAAGTCCCCCAATCGCGGGAGCGGCGCCGGGAACTCACTAACTTCGCCAGCTCGGTCAGCACGGCCGCGCCGGTCACCTCGGTGCCGACCAACGCATCCATCCACCCCATGGTCTGGCGAAGGCGCGTCTTCAGGGCCTCGTACCGTGGAGCATCCTGGAGGTTCTTGAGGGTTGGGTTGCTCTGGCTGGGCCGGAGTTCGGCATCCTGGCGCAGCTGATCGATGCTGATGATGCTGTTGTTGCTCTGTTGCATGGACAGAGGACCCCTACTCGTCGAGGGACTTTTCGACCATGGACTTTTCGACCATGGCCCAATTCGCCGATGCCTTGCTCAGCAGACTACGGTTGCGTTCTTCCTGCTCAAGCGCCGCATCCCATAGGTTATGGTCGATCAGCATCCTAAGCTCGTTGCGCACGAGGCTGGCGATGACTGTTGGATCAAGCGCATCGAGTTCCCAGCACTCTGTTCCGAACTGTTCGACGTAACTCTCATACCGGCTATCGGTGTCCTTAGCGGGGTTCGGTGGCAGGCTGTAATGCTGGACCTGATCGAGATTGAGCGCGATCCGGCGCAGTTGGATCGGCTCGCCCGCGAACAGCGCAAGACGCTCGGTGTTGTCGCGGCTCATATCGATGCCATTCGGATCGTGGTCGCAAAGATGCAGGACGACCGGTTGGAAACCGGCTTCGAGCATCTCCGCGTAGCGCTTGCCTGCCTTGTATTGTTCAGACTGGGAATTGTTGCCGCGATGCGCAAAGTAGGGAACGCGGAACTCGCGACAGACACCCTCGATCACGCCAAGCAGGGCATCCTTCTCGATCCACACTTCTGGGCGCCAAATCTGGTCGCGCCAGATGTCTTCGCGATAGCTGTAAGCCGCCCCTGCGATGATGTCGCTGGGGCTGTCCCAAGATGCGTGGGTCCGCAAACTGCGCGTCCGATCCTCTATGTGCTCCCAATCCACCAGACCGGCCAGACGCGCATCATTGAGAATGGAGCCTAGGCGCTTATAACTTGCCACCGAGTTCTCGATGATCACCCGCGCCACAAACTGGTAGTAAAGTTGGCGCAGCGTCAGAACGAAGCCTTGCCCCACGTATTCTTCAATGATCGCGTTCGCCCGCTCGATTAGGTCCAGCGTCTTCTGTTGGAATTTCTTCGATTTGAATTGCTCTCGCATGTCACGCCCCCGTTCCTGAAATGAGCTGATGGCTGATCCAGATGAGTTGGTCCGCACCACGGAGGTGATGCGGGCCGTTTTGCGTTGGGCTTTGAGGAGCGCCGCCGCCGACTGCCGTGCCGCTGCCGGAGTGGCCCTGGTCAGTCCAGAAGCGCACGGGATTGCTGGTGTCGCCCTGGTGCGCGTAGGGGTGGAGGGTGCCGTTGGCGTCGCGGGAGTAGAAGGTCGGCCCCGGAATTTCGAAGCCGCTTGGCGGGCTGCGGTCGCCCCGCGCCAGCTTGGCTCTCATGGTCGCGGCCTGCCGCTGGGCATCGCCCTCGGCGGCGTAGGCGGCGACGGCGACGCCCGCAACCGCTACGAGCCCAACGATGAAGATGGTCAAGGGAGCTTTCTTCATTACACGACCTCTCTGGTCTGGGGGTTGACCACCGGGTCGGCGAAGCGCCTTCGTCAGGAGGGTGGGGAGACCTGTTTCACGGCACCCCGCCGCCCGGTGGTGTCCCGCCGAAGATCGCCCCGCTGTGGTAGTGACTGCCGGCGTTGCCGGCTTCCGAGTTGCGAATCGATTGGGGCGCCTCGGTCGGACAAGCACTTTGTACCGAAACAGTTCAAAGACTATAAGTTCAAACTGAATATCTCCACCAATTTCTGTCCAGCGTGTTCGCCGAGCAACGACTTCCGGGTGCCAGATGAACAAACCCGGAATCCCCCCACCCCGCGACTGGAGCGCGGCGCAGCGGTGTGCCATGAGCGGGATCGCAGGCGGCCGATCCCTCAGGAGAAGGATTATGGAGTGTGAGAAGCCCCACGCGGGGCTGCCATTCACGGGCGTGACGCCCGATGGGGCGCGGGCCTTCTGGATCTCGGCACCCAGCGGCAAATACCTAGCGGATGGTCAAGTTGGCGAGGAATACGGGCGCCTACTGATTGATCGGATGCGGTCGCACCAGCCAGTGCCGCAGCTGGCTTGGATCGTCGAGGATATGGTGCGGCGCGGACCCACAAAATGGTCGGGGGTCGAGGTGGGCTTCTTGCAAACTTTGACGCGCGCGCTGACGGAGGCGCTTACTTCCGAATCGCAACCCCTTTGATCTGGATGCGCGTATCGCTGGTCCGGCCTACCCGGATCACGCCCGGTGGCGGCGTGTTGGTGATCAACAGGTCAGGCGCGACGTACTCACGCAGCACCAAGGCATCGACGTCGTCTTCCGGGCTCGTCACGCGAGCAATCACAACATCTAGGCTCTTGAGGTGAGTGATTCGCTCATCCGCCTCGTCGACGACCAGGACGTCGCCCGGCTTGATCCCGATCCCGCCGAGCGAATGTCCCGTCTCTGTGACCTTGTAGACACGCAGGTTCCTAAGGTTTAAGGCGGCCGCAAGCGGGTCGTCATCGGCGGCAACCACCTCATCCTTCCGCTCTGCCAGAATCGGCGCCGTCATCAAATCCGCCGGCATCACACCCAGCAGGGGAGCCAGGGTTTGCATCCAGTATTGCGTCAGCTCCATTCCACGGTCGTCGGGACCCCGTTCCAAACGTCGAATGGTGTTGCCCGAGGTGCCGGCAAGCTCGCCAAGCCTCTCGCTTGATAGCCCGCGCGCCTTGCGAAATTCGCGCAGTCTGTTGGGTGGTTGCGCCATCGCCCGTACGTGCCTCCACGTACTCCCCGCATAGCCGAAGACCGTGCGCACACCAACACAATGTATTGCTAATTGCCAAGGTTTATCGTTGGGTGTGGCCGCTCAACCAACCGGTTTTCTCCAATTTATGACCAGGTTGTTGACTGTCGGACACATTCGGTTCATCATACCGACCATGACGCTTCGCGAGTTTCTGGGCCGGAAGGGCCTGACCCTAACCGAGTTCGGCAAGCTCATCGGGAAGACCCCGCAGAGCGTCGGTCGCTATCGCGATGGCAAGAAGTTTCCAAGACCGGAGACGCTTCGAGCCATTGAGCGGGCAACTGGCGGCCACGTGACGGCCAACGATTTTTTGCCAGTCCCAAGCCCGCCGGCCGCGTCGGCACGCGCCGCGTGAAGCGTAAGTAGCCGATCCGTTGCGTTTGCGTTTGCCTCCTTCATCGCCGTCCGGCGGTGGGGCGTTTCCCCGTTGCGTTTGGTTGCGTGCGTTCTCGGCTCTACCGCAGGAACCCGCAGCCCCGCAGGAACCCCGCAGCTGTGTTCGCTTGGACTGACGAAAACGTTGCGCGACTCAAGGCCGATTGGCCGCTTGGGCTGAGCGCCGGCCTCATCGCGCGGCAAATCGGCGGCACCACCCGCAACGCCGTGATCGGCAAGGTGCATCGCTTGGGCCTGCCGGGCAGGACTGCGACCTTACGCACCATGGCGCGCGGCGGCAGCAAGCGCAGGCGGCCCAGGATTGCTCACCACGCCGGGCAAGCCCCGCACAGCACACCCCAGCAAGAGCTGGCGGCGCGGGCGCAAATCGCGCAGGAGCGCGCCGCCGTTCAGGCTCCACCTAGGGAGGGGCGGCCGATCCTGCTGCGCAACGCACGCAGCGACGTGATGGCCAACGACGCATTGGACGAGCGCGCCTGGCGTTGGACCTTCGGCGACGGCACCAAGGACGACCCCTTCTACTGCTGCGGCAAGCCGAAGGCGCCGGGCCTGCCCTACTGCGACTTCCACGCACGCCGCGCGTTCAATCCTGTTCAGCCCGAGCATCGGCGCTGGCCGTCGCGCCAGGGCTACGTTCGGCACGTCGCCGACATCCGAACCCTCGAAACCTTGGAGCCCACATGAGCGCAGGCTCCAAAGGCACCAGGATGGAGCGGCAGGTCCGCAATCAGGCCCGCGGCCTGTTGTGGGTCTCCGTGTTGCTACTCATCGCCTGCGCCAGCATGACCGGCACCTTCGGCTGGTCGCTGGGGACCAGCATCTTCAGCAAGCTGCTGTTCGCGGGCGGCCTCGTCGGCGCCGACCTCGGCGGCGCCTACCTGATGTCAACGGCCGGCACCTGCTGGGCCAATAAGGAGCGTGGCGCCGCGCGCTGGGCCGCCTTCTCGGCGATGCTTTGCTGCGCCTTGACATTGGCCGGCGTCATCGGCTTCCAGGCGGAAAACCGGGAGGGCACCGTCCAGGCCCGCCAGCGCGCCATCAAGCTCGGCGAGGGCCAGATCGAGTGGTACAAGAGCCTCACCACCGAGAATACCCAGGCCAGGGGCAAGAACGGCACCGCGAATACCGGCGCCATGGCCCTCGGCATCGAAGCTGTGGGCAAGGCCGTCAAGGAGCAAATCGAGCGGCTGCAGTCTGGTGAGGTGCCCTCAACCATTGATGGGCAGGCGACGACCGTCGCCCGCATCTTCGGCGCCAGCGAGGAGAACGCACGCAGCTGGCTAACGACGCTCACCGCGGGCGCCCTGCTGTTCATCCAGTATTCCTGCCTGTGGTTTTACGGCTTCCTGCGCCACCGCATCGAGCCCGCAGTGGGCGCACTCGTGCACGGTCCGCTCGGTCCGAGAAAGCCGGGACATTTCACGGACAATGTCCAGAAAACCAACATCGAAAAGGCGCGCCAGGACGTCATGGCAAATGTCGCTGCCGGCGTAGCCCTTTCCAACGGTGAATATGCGTCCCGCTGGGGCGTCTCTCCCAGCCAAGTTACCAAGTGGCAAAACATCTTCGTGCGTGAAGGCATAATGCGCAAGGAGTGGCGCGGCCAAGAGAAGGTCGCCGTCGCTCCGCGCATGAACGGGAGCGCGGCGCATCTAAAGATCGTGCCGTCTTAGAAGTGGCAAACCCCACCGTTGCGGGGTGGGGTTTGCAGCGAGTCCGTTGTGTGAAGCACGTGTCGAATGCCGTTGTCAGCGGCAACGCAAAACGAAAGGAAGCATATGTCGAATACCACAGCCAGGGGCGATGTCAACTCGCCCGACTTGAGGCGCATGTCCAACGCCGAGTTGTTGGCGGAAATTGCCATGCTCTGCGAGGCGATCTTCTCTGATCGCTACAGCGACACCCAGCTGAGAGCATTAGTTCATGAGATGCGTGCCGACGGCAGCGCCGGCCTCTCGTCTCGGAGGCCGTCATGACCGCCATGGCGCCCATCACCGAGGTCAAAGCCTCTCCGCCGATGGGTGAGATCGATATCGATCTCACTGCTTGGCGCGCGACGGCCGATAAATTGTCCCTCCGCGAGACTGGCGAACTTGTGCGCTCGCTCATTCGCGCCAAGGCGTGCAGGCGTCCCAATCGCGAGCAGCGCATGCTGCTGGCCATCTTCACGCGCCTCCACGGCGACGAGAGCGAGGCGGCGTCATGACCTCGCAAACCGTGGAGAGAACTGTCAGCCCGCTGGGCGGCATGACGTACGCGCGCTTTTTCCCCTCCGATTGGCTGACGGGTTGCCGCTATCTGACCCTTGAGGAGGAAGGGCTTTACATCCGCTTTTGCGCCTACATGTATGACACGGGATCGGCGCCGCCGGATGACGAGCGAATCACATCCCGGCTCCTCGGCGTCCACCCCTTGCAATATCGCAAGGTGATGGGATCGCTCATCGCCAAGGGCAAGATCATCCGCGCCCAAGGCATCCTCATCAATGAGCGCGTGTTGGAGGAGCTTGACCGTTATCGCACCGAGCAAGCCACACGCGTCAAAGCTGCCAGGGAGCGCGAGGAGCGTCGCCGCAGGATGGAGCGGGAGATCGCGGACGCGGTTGCCGCTCAGAAGGCAAGCCCTGGGGTCAACCCCCCAGTCAACCCCCGGGTCAACCCAGGGGTCAACCCAAGGGTTATCTCAGAGACAACCCAGAGGTTACCCACCCAGTCGACCCCAAAATTCTCCAATGAAATCAACGAAAGTGCCACCACAGCTGTGCCACAACCGAACCACGACTGTGGCACTAATCCAGAAGCCAGAAGCCAGAAGCCAGAAAGAAGAGAAGAGGAAGTGGATCTGGGCACAAGCGTGCCCGCCTCCCATTCTGAGGCCCTTGAGGCTTTCCAACTGTACAACGATCTGGCGCAGAAGGTCGGCATCCCGACTGCCACAACCCTCACCCCTAAACGCAAGAGAGGTATCCTTGCTCGATTGCGTGAGCACGGTGGCATTGAGGCTTGGAAGGCGGCGCTGACGAATATCGAGCGGTCGCCATTCTTGTGCGGTAAGAACGACCGTGGCTGGACGGCAGACCTCGATTTCCTGCTCCAAGCCGCGCGCTTCACCAAAATAGTGGAGGGCGGCTACAGCAACAGCAACGGTATGTGGAGACCGGCGCCTCGCTCCGCTGGACAGGGGGTGTTCTAATGCTCCTCGCCAACGGCGCCAGCCCCACCTTCATCGCCACCGATCCCGCCGATGCCGACATCCTGCGTCGGCTCGGCGCCAGCGTGTGGCACGTCAGCGAGCTGCACCCCGGCGCCGCCGATGGCGACGTGGTCCTGATCGCCCGCGGCGACGGTCGCGATCTCCTGATGAGCATGAACCTCGGCGCCACGGGTCGCTTCCTCGACCTCGACGCCGATGCATCGCTTGAGGCTCTCATTCAGGGCCATCCCGAGCCGCTCGGCCTCTTGGACGAGATGGCGCACGACATTTTCTGGCACGAGGAAAGGCCGCTCGGCGCGTGGCCCGTGCCTGCTCAGCCGGAAGCGCAGCCGTGCGGTTTTCCCTTCCTGCAACCCTATCTGCGCTGGGTGCGCCCAGAGCTTGGCACTATCGTTGGGCCTTACGCCTCCGCGAAGTCAACCCTCAGCCGTCTGCTCGGCTACAGGTGGGCCGACACCGTCGGTCGAAATCAAAATGCGCGAGTGTCGATTGTCGCCTGGGAAGACAAGCTCCACACGATCAAGCGTGAGGTGATGCGCTACTCCCTTGGCGGTGACGTGGCGACGTTGAACTCCGCGCAAGCCAAGCGCCTAGCCGACATGGAGCAGCGTATCGGTTGGACGCAGCGCCATCCTGACGATGCCCGATTGATCCAGTGGTATTGCGAGCTTGTCGAGCACCGCGCCAAGCATGACGGCGTGCGCTTCTTCATCTTCGATCCCTTCAACGAGCACGATTCGACGCGCGCGCCGAACCAGACCGAAACGGAGTACGTGCGCGAGATGATGATCAAGTTCCGCAGGCTCGCGCACGGGCTTGGGATCATCCTGATCGTCGTCACGCACGTCAGCGCCAGGTCCTACGACGAGACTGGCAAGATCAAGCCGTTCCGCATCGCGAATGCTTCGGGGTCCGTGCAATTCGGCAACAAGTGCGACCGTGGCATCTGCATCCTGCGCACGGGGGCACTCAGCGCCGCGTCAATGACCGGCGCCAGCGAGCACATGGTGCTGCATTTCGACAAATGCAAAGACGAGGAGGTCATGGGCCGGCGCGGGACAATTGCCTGCGTGTTTGATCCGCGGCGCATGACGCTTGAGCTGGACGAGGGCGCGACCGCAGAGGCGAGGAAGCTATGGCCATGAACTTCTTCGACGCAGCCGCCGATCTCGTTTCGCTCGGGTTCAAGGTCTTTCCCATCGTGCCGGGCCGCAAGGTGCCGTTAATTGGCGCTTGGCAGCGCGAGGCTAGCGACGATCTTGAGCCGATCATGGCCTGGGCCAACCAATGGCCGCACGCCAACATCAGCGTCGCCACCGGCGCCATGTCCGGCGTCATCGTCATCGACATCGACATGAAGGACGGCAGGAACGGGCAGGCGACCCTTGATGCTCTTGCCAAGCAGGGGAAGACGTTGCCGCCCTCGCCGACAGTCATGACGCCGTCTGGTGGCATCCACCGCTTCTTCCGCGTGGTGCCAGGCATCCGAAATGTCGCCGGCATGAGCAAGGGCGGTCGCGGGATCGGCGTCGGCATCGACGTGCGCGGCGATGGAGGTTACGTCGTCGCCCCTCCGTCGAGGCTCATCAGCTGTGCCGATCACGGTGCAGGCGAGTACCGATGGCTGGTGCCGCCCATGACGGCGCAATTCCCGCGATTGCCGGATTGGGCCGTGAGGATGCTGGTGCCGTCGCGCGCCAAGACGGAGTTTAAGCCTGATCTGCACGGCGGCGATATCGAGCCGCTCGCGCGCTTCGTGGCGGCCTCCCCT